TGGTCCAACTGTTAACTTGGATAAAGTATCCCATCTCATTACCGATCTTCGTATGGAAGGTAATAATGTGATGGGTAAAGCACGCATTTTGAATACTCCTATGGGTAAAATTGTAAAAGGTTTACTAGAGGGTGGTGTTCAACTGGGTGTTTCAACTCGTGGTATGGGAAGTCTTGAACAGAGAAACGGTGTTATGTATGTCAAAGATGACTTTATGTTAAACACTGTCGACATCGTCCAAGATCCATCGGCACCTCAAGCTTTCGTAAATGGGATTATGGAAGGTGTAGAATGGGTATGGAATAATGGCGTTATCGAAGCTCAAGAAATTGAAAGAATAGAGACAGAAATTAAAAAGACTCCGAGAGCGGACCTCTATGAGGCACAAGTTCGTGAGTTCAAGAATTTCCTCTCGTTACTGAAAAACAAATAGGAGAGTCACATGACTGATCAAGTACAAGGACAGGATGTTGAGCTCGATGATGACGAGAATGTTGTTGAAGCTCACGATCCTAAGAATGCCGAAGAACAGTCTGTAGCTTCTGTAAAGTCAGCTGAAGGTGCAGGTAAAACTGCAGCTAAGCGTAAGGGCGACAAAACCGGTGGCGATAAGATGGCGAAAGCCTCTGCTGGTGACCCTGAAAAGCACACAGAAGACTACGATTTTTCAGATGATTTAGAAGCTCTGATTTCAGAAGAAGCTACTTTATCTGAAGGTTTCAAAGGCAAAGCCGCAATCATCTTCGAAGCAGCAATTAAATCAAAGCTGACCGAAGAAGTTGAGCGTCTCGAAGAAAATTATGCAACCGCACTGCAGGAAGAAGTTGACACATTCAAAGCCGATATGGTTGAGAAGGTTGACGGTTACCTGAACTACGTAGTTGAAAATTGGATGAAAGAGAACGAAGTTGCAATCCACAACGGTCTGCGTACCGAGATTGCAGAAGAGTTCATGGACAAACTGCAGGCCCTGTTCACAGAGTCCTACATTGCTGTTCCTGATTCCAAAGTTGACCTGGTTGACGATCTGGCCGAACAGAACGAAGCTCTGGAAGCTTCTCTGAACGAACAGACTGAAGCAATGATCGAAATGAAAGAAGAGCTGGAAGTTTACAAGCGTTACGAAGTTATTCGTGAAGCAGCTCGCGATCTAGCGGAAACAGAAGTAGAGAAACTTGTTAAGCTTTCTGAAGATGTTGACTTTGTAAGCGAAGAAGTTTTCGCAGACAAAGTTGCAACTATCAAAGAAGCATACTTCAAAAAAGCAAAAGTTGCTACTACTACACCAATCACAGAAGCAGTTGAAGAAGACGAAGGCGAAGAACAAATCGTCGAAGGTTCAATGGCTGCTTATGTTCAAGCCCTCAGAAAATCAAATAAGTAATTAGGAGATCCTTAAATGGAAACTTATGATCGTTTAACCCAGAAATGGGCGCCAGTACTGAACGAAGGTACTGATATCAAAGACGCACACCGTCGCGCAGTTACCGCAGTTATGCTGGAAAACCAGGAAAAAGCTTTCGCAGAGCAAGCCGGCCAGCAGAACTACCTGAGCGAAGCAGCTCCAGCAAACAACACTTCAGTTGCTGCTAACTGGAACCCAGTTCTGATTTCACTGGTACGTCGCGCAATGCCAAACATGATGGCATATGACGTTGCTGGCGTTCAGCCAATGACTGGCCCAACTGGCCTGATCTTCGCAATGAAGTCACGCTACAAAACAACCAAAGCAGGCGTTACTTCAGGCGACGAAGCACTGTTCGGTGAAGCAGCTGTTGGCTTCTCAGGCGACTCAGCAACAACCGGCAACGGTTCATCTTCAGGTCTGTCAGGTCTGACCGATTCAAACAGCGACGGTTCGCTGGACAATGATCGTGTTGGTCCATACACAGGCGACGCGTACACCACTGCAGAAGCGGAAGCTCTGGGTGACGGCGTTGGCGAAACTTTTGCAGAAATGGGCTTCTCAATCGAGAAAGCAACCGTAACTGCAAAGTCACGCGCACTGAAAGCAGAATACACTCTGGAACTGGCACAAGACCTGAAAGCAATCCACGGTCTGGACGCTGAAACAGAGCTGGCAAACATTCTGTCAACAGAAATCCTGGCGGAAATCAACCGTGAAGTTATCCGCACAATCAACAGCCAAGCTAAAACTGGCGCACTGACAGCAAACGTTGCTACCAAAGGTATCTTCGACCTGTCAAGCGATGCAGACGGCCGTTGGTCAGTTGAAAAGATCAAAGGTCTGATCCTTCAGCTGGAGCGTGAAGCAAACACAATCGCAAAAGAAACACGTCGCGGTAAAGGCAACTTCGCAATCGTTTCTTCAGACGTTGCTTCTGCACTTGCAGCTTCAGGCATGCTGGACTACGCTCCTGCAATGTCAACAGCACTGAACGTTGACGACACAGGCAACACATTTGCTGGTACTCTGAACGGCCGCATGAAGATCTACATCGATCCATATGCAACCGCAGACTACATCAACGTTGGCTACAAAGGTACTAACCCATATGACGCAGGTGTATTCTACTGCCCATACGTACCTCTGACCATGGTTCGTGCCGTTGCGGAAGAATCATTCCAGCCAAAAATCGGCTTCAAGACTCGTTACGGCATGGCGTCAAACCCATTCGTTGGCTCAGCTCCTGCAGACGGTCTGGCAACAGCAAAAACCAACCAGTACTACAGAATCTTCCGCGTGGACAACATCCTGGCGTAAGTCTAAGTATAAAAAAAGAGAGGGGAACTAACCCTCCCAACTAGGAGCGCTTCGGCGCTCCTTTTTTATGCAATCCTCCAAGGATCTTGATCTTCAGTAACCAAGCTTTCAGAACCGTCGTATTCGTCGATGCGAAATTTAGTCCCCTCCGGCACCCAACGAATAACAACGTCATAAGCACCGTTAGAATATCCCAATCCCAGTTCATCACATAGCGCAGTTGCTTCATAAAATTTTTCATCCAGGAACAATTGGTTAAAACGAGCATCCATGGGGTCAACATCATTCCAAGTAGACCAACCAGCACCAAAGCCAGACGATACTGCTACTGCTACCATTCCGTCACGCACAATCTTTTCCATTTTCACTTCTCCATTTTAATCAGTATATTGGCTAGGAACTGCACTTGCGTCCCAGACATATTTGTTATAAGTTGGATCACCAACAACTACCACATCATCGGGACCAACTTCGCTCCAAACACGATCGTCCATCCACCTGTTGTAGTATGCAGGACCACCCCAAACGCGTCGTGCACGTTCGTAAGTGGCCTGATCCATACCTACATAGTGGATAGTGCGATTCATTAGAAATCTTCCCAGTTCATTTTCATGCCTACGTTCATTTCTGCGTTACGCTTAGCCGATTCGAAATCTACGAAAGGGCCAGCGGAGGTAAACTCATCAAGCAGACGGCCTTCAGGAGTGTAAACCATGTAACCATTGAAACCTTTGTGGATCTTGACAGGCTTGATGGAGTTAACTGCTTCTTTGTATGCGTTGAAGATCATCATGGTGTGTTTCCTTTTGTTGATATAGTAGATATAAGGCTTTTCATTTGAAATGTAAACCCCCCATGTGCATTTTTTTCAGATTTTTTTCATATAAATACACGTAAGCAACAGAGGATTAGTCATGGCTACCACAGAATCTATATTAGAATCTACTAACTTCTTACAGCCTTCTGGGTTCAAGTTGGTAGTGAACAGACGTCGATTTAAGAACTTGGAATTTTTTGCTACTAGTGTAATGCATCCAGATGTAACCGTATCTGCTGGTGTTACACCATTCCGGCATGCTGACGTGTTTACTCCAGGTGACAAGCTAGAGTATGGCACGTTGACTGTAGATGTTATTTTAGACGAAAACATGAACGTGTACAAAGAGATGTTAGACTGGTGCAATAAATTGGTAGAGACCAAATACATTTCTCCTACCAATCAGCCAGATATGAGATTTGATAAAGATATGTCCATTTATGACATTACGCTGTCGATTTTAAGCAGCCATAATAATATGATAGATAAGATCACATACAAAGGTGCATTCCCTATTAACATTGGTACAGTGAATTTCCAATCAACAGTTGATAGTGTACAGTATATCACATTTCCTGTGACATTCTACTACACTACTTTTTCGATTACAGACTGATTTACTCTATAGAGTAAAAATGGTATAATTACTCTGTAGAGTAAAATATCTCTTACAAGAGATATTTCCGAAATATATCTTATAGGTGATATTATGAACTATCTTGATACAGTCCTACAAATGTGGGAAAAAGATTCCAAAATCGATACATCTTCACTAGACGAAGCATCTCGTCAGTCACCAGCACTGCATGCAAAATATCTTCCGTTGCTATCTGAAGCGAAAATGCAGATGAAGCGTGCGGAAATGCAGCAGAAGATCTTACTGAAAGATAAGTGGCTTTACTACAACGGTAAGATGACAAAAGAACAGATCGAATCCCGTGGTTGGGAGTTCGATCCGTTCGAAGGTTTAAAAGTGCTGAAAGGCGAAATGGATTACTACTATGATGCTGATGTAGATATACAGAAATCGGAGCTGAAGATCCAGCAGTGGAAAATTGTAGTAGAAACTTTAACTGAAATCGTTGACAATATTAAATGGCGTCACCAGACTATCGGTAATATGATTAAATGGAGAATCTTTGAAGCCGGTGGTTAAATACTTCCAGCACTAATAAAAGTCCAGGTAGTAGATTCGTAACCATTGGCACTTAAATGACTTCTAATTAACATAATATTATTATAAAATTCTTCAGAAGGATATACGACTGTTCTAGTAGCAGATTGATCAGATTCATCAAAATCACTAAGAATATAATTTGGACTATCGTAAATTGACATTGTCCAATCTTTAATTTCGTTGCAGACGGTATCGCTTAAACCAGCATCTAAGCCTGCTAATCTAATTCTTTCGCCTTGATCCTCAAGCGATCTTCCACCAATTAAATATTCGTTAAATTGTTCAATCGTCGAAATAACAATATCGGTATTGTTTTTCACTCTTTCTACTAATTGATAAGGCATAAGTTTCTCCTTTAACTGTTACTCTTATTTATATTATATATAGCAACATGGATATACTCAAAGTTAAAAATAAAAATCATTCTGTAATGCACATTGGATGTGACTTTGGAATCGCGAATGAACTCAGCGAATTCTTTTCATTCTTTGTGCCTGGTTACAAGTTTATGCCCATGTACAAAAATCGTGTATGGGATGGGAAGATCCGTTTGTTTAACATTCAAACGATGGAACTACCTGTAGGACTATATCCATTTCTTGCAGAGTTTGCTAAGCCTCGAGGATATAAAATCGAGGTAGAACACAATAATTATTATGGTCGACCTGATGCACAGGTTGATATTGATCCTGTAGAAATAAAGGAGTTTATCGATGGGCTTGAACTGCAATCAAGAGGAAAGCCAATTGGGATCCGAGACTATCAGTTCGATGCAGTCTGTGAAGGATTACATCGAAAAAGAGCCGTACTTATCTCCCCTACAGGTTCTGGTAAATCGCTTATTATCTACACGTTGGTCCAAAGATACCTTTGTCACCTCCGGCAGGCAAATCGGAAAGTCCTCGTTATTGTACCAACAACTTCGCTCGTTGAGCAAATGTACAACGACTTTGCCGACTACGGAATGCCAGCCGAAGACGTCGTCCACCGTATTTATTCTGGACGAGATAAAGACACCGACAGGGACGTCGTCATTTCAACTTGGCAATCAATATACAAACTACCGCCGAAATGGTTCGAACAATTTGGTGCTGTCATTGGTGATGAATGTCACGGGTTCAAATCTAAGTCTTTAACCACTATTATGAACAAGTGTAAGGAAGCGGAATACAGATGGGGTACAACTGGTACACTCGACGGTTCGCAGACGCACGAGCTCGTATTACAAGGACTTTTTGGTAAGATATATAATGTGACAACCACAAAAAAGCTTCAGGACGAAGATACGCTTGCAAAGCTAGAAATTAATGTGCTACTCTTGAAACATCCTGAAGAAGTTAGGAGGAACTGGGGTGGCCAAGATTATCAGTCTGAACTTGACTACATTGTTAGAAATGAGCCTCGTAATCGGCTCATTAGTAATCTCGCTCTTGATCTTAACGGTAATAGTTTGGTACTTTTTAACTTTGTAGATAAACATGGTAAACCGTTATTCGATATGATTCGCGATAAAGCACACGAGAACCGTAAGGTGTTTTTCGTGTCGGGGGAAACAGATACGAGTGATCGTGAAGCGATTCGTAAGATTGTAGAAGGGCAAAAAAATGCTATTATCGTTGCTAGCCTTGGTACCTTCTCTACTGGGATCAATATTAGGAACCTACATAACATCATCTTTGCTTCTCCTAGCAAATCACAAATTAGGGTGCTCCAATCTATTGGACGCGGTCTCCGTAAAAGTGATGACGGATCCATCGCAAAACTCTATGATTTTGCTGATGACTTGCACTGGAAAGGACGAAAGAACTATACCCTTGAACACTCGGCCGAACGTATAAAAATGTACGCAAAACAAGAATTTAATTATAAAATTTATGAGGTGGATCTCAAATGACAGACGTAAAACAAATGAAATTGTTAAGCGGTGAAGAACTTCTATGCGATCTTGTTGATGTACAATGGAACGAAGAAGAAGGTGAAGCGTTTGTTATTCGTGCAGCATATGTGTTGGTTTCTCAGGAAGACTTTGAGCAAGGATTCCGTTATTATACATTCCGACCATTCATGATGCATATCTATGATCCATCTCATGTTTTATTGTTAAACTCTGCATCTGTGATTTGTATGACGAATCCACACGAGAGTGTAATAGAACAATATATAAGACATATCGAAGGATTCCGTAAAGAGATGCGTGAGAAAGAACAAAACCAAACAGAGGACTTTCTCGATAAGATGGCGAAGGAAGATGAACAAAAAGACGATCGTATCGTTAAGTTCAAACCGAAACTACACTGATGTATATCACCCTCCCCATAAAAGTCTTTTATATTATATCGGAATTACCTAAAATGTAAATCCCCCAAACTGTCACACCCTGTAAAAAAATATGTTTACAATCCTCTGACTCTGATTTATAATCAGTAATATATGCTAGGAGTATATTATGAAACCAAAAGATAAACCACATTATGTTAACAACCGTGACTTTAGCCAGGCTGTGGTTGATTACGTACGCACTGTAAAAGATGCAGAAGCTTCTGGTAAAGAAATACCGAAGGTTACTGATTACATTGCAATGTCCTTCCTAAAGATTGCCGAAGGTCTTTCTCATAAATCTAACTTTATTCGGTACACCTATCGCGAAGAGATGGTGATGGATGCAGTTGAGAACTGCTTGAAAGCAATCAGCAATTACAACATCGATGCTGCTACACGATCTGGTAACCCCAACGCATTTGCTTACTTTACCCAGATTTGCTGGTACGCTTTCCTACGAAGGATCGCGAAAGAAAAGAAACAGCAAGATATTAAGATGAAGTATATCTCGCAGAGTCCGTTTGATGAGTTCGCGCTCGCGGATGCGGACGAAGAATCGATTGCAGCAGCACATATGTTTGTCGACCAGCTGAAAGGTAAGATCGATCTACTGAAAGAAAAAGATACTTACTTTGATGTGATTGTGAAAGAAGAAAAGAAAAAGGATCGTAAGAAGCGAGACCTAGCCGCTTCGAGTACTGATTCTGATCTTGGGGAAATCTTTAAATGAAGGTAGCAATTTTAAATGACACTCATGCTGGCATCCGCAATAGCTCTGACATATTTCTCGATAATGCGGAAAAATTCTATGGCGATGTATTTTTTCCTTATCTTTTGGAGAGCGGTATTCGGCGGATCATTCATCTTGGCGATGTTTTTGATAACCGGAAGTTTATTAACTTCCGTGCTCTTAACCGCTTTCGTAAGTCATTTCTTTCTAAGCTAAGAGAACATGGCATCCATATGGATGTGATTCCTGGTAACCACGACACATATTATAAGAACACGAATGAACTTAATGCTTTAAAGGAACTACTTGGCCACTATATGGGCGAGGTAACCATTCATATGGAACCCACTGTTGTCAATTTGGATGGTTTCAAACTTGCGCTCCTCCCCTGGATCGCAGCAGAAAACCACGACCGATCCATGGAATTCATTAACACATGCAAAGCAGACTGGCTAGGAGGCCACTTAGAGCTAGCAGGCTTCGATGTTATGCGTGGTGTACAGTCGCACCATGGTCTAAACCATAAAGTGTTTTCACGATTCGAAAAAGTAATCTCCGGCCACTTCCATGTTGGTTCACAACAAGATAACATCCACTATCTTGGTACACAGCTGGAATTCTTTTGGTCAGATGCTGGTGATGAAAAAGGTTTCCATGTACTGGATACGGAAACCCGTGAGCTAACCAAGATTGTAAATCCACATACGCTATTCGAACGTATCGTATACGATGATTCGAAGGCTGACTATAGCATGTATGATACCAGCCATTTAGATGGTAAATTCGTGAAAGTTGTTGTAATTAACAAGTCAGACCTATTTACATTTGACCGGTTTATCGATAAAATACAGAATCAG